GTGCATTGATGGATAAAGCAGCAGCCATTATTATGAAGATTTATAAAGATTTTGGTGCTAGTGATAGCGATCTTGAATATCTTCGTGGTGCTTTGTCATCCGTTGTCTCTCCCGTTATGATTTGGGAGGGTAATCTTTTGCAATTTACCAGTGGGCAACCATCTGGTCAACCTCTGACAGTTGAAATGAACTCTATTATCAATTCAATTTTGATGAGGATGGCATTCTACATTATCATGGACGAGCATTATCCTCATATTAAGAATCCCAAATTTCGGGATTATGTGAGGTTGGCTGTATATGGTGATGATAATGTCATGGGTGTACATAAAAGTATTCCTATGTTTAACCATACAAACTTGCAAAAGTTGTTTGGAAAATGGGGAATTAAGTATACCATGGCAGATAAGAATGCCGATTCTGTACCTTATCAGACTATTGATGAGGTCAGTTTTCTTAAGCGTAGCTTTAAGTACCATAAGCAATTGCAAGCGATTGTTGCTCCTATTGAGCGAGAATCAATTGTTAAGAAATTTTATTGGTGGACTAGGCCTAAGAATACCCCATTGACGTTTCCTGAACAATTTGTTGCATTGTGTGACTCTCAATTGAGAGAAGCATATTTGCATGGGGAAGAATTTTATAATGATTTTGTTTTCAAATTACGTAAAGTAATGGAAGGTTCAAAGGATCAACCTGAGGATTTTCATTTGGAATGGAATCTTTTAATTCCTCCCACTTGTGCTGTTATGAAGGATGCGTTAATTGGGGCATACCATGTTGTGGAAGATGGTATGGTTGTTGAATCTCGTAAGAGATATCAACAATAATTTTATTCCACTTTTGGGTGTGGTGAGCCTTTAAATCTACCCGGGGGCGATAGCATCGTCATCGTTAGTCTACGGATAAACCAAAATGCAATACGTCAAAGATATTTAGCACATAAATTAAAGTTGTATATCCTTTAATTGTGTGTACACTGGGCGTACCGGAATTGTAATGATTATGTATTTTTATACATGGACTTAGATGGGTCCAACAATTATACTTAAGGAATCTGATTTAATGCGGTCAGATATCTGGATTAAATAAATTGCATTACTAATTCTCTATCTAAGTTAATTTTAAAAAGTTCAGAAATTATGTTTTGGACAGCCACAGCAATTAGCCCAGTACTTCTCATGTATAGTTTGACTATGGATCAGATTAGATCTGCCTTATGTTGGACTGGGGAAATAAGTAGGCGTTTGAATTCTGTTTCATCCGTTAAGATAGGAGTTGGTCGATATAGCAAAGAATTTCTTGTTAATCGACTATGGATGTTGTATTATGTTATGGTCTTTTCAGAAAAACCTTATCATCAGAAGACTGCTTCAGATATATATAAGGCAATTCTAGAATTAGAATGTGATAATACAACAGGAAAATTAAGAAAGCAACCATTTTGTATTATGTTGTATGGTGAACCCGGTGTGGGTAAATCATCATCAGCAGTTCGTATAGCACAAGCGTGTATGCGCAAGATGTATGGAACATTTAATGATTATGATATGGTTGCAATCAATGAGACTGATAAATTTCAGTCAGAGTATAGAACATTTCATAAAGTAGTTCTTTTCGATGATATTGATGCATCTAGTCCAGAGGCATCAGATTCAATCAATCCTTTTCATAAAATGATTGATTATGTTAATAACATTGAGAAAACTGCTTTAAACCCTAATGTAGATATGAAAGGCAAAGTTTATATGCGACCTGATTTGGTTATTTTAACTACAAATAGGAAGTGTGATGGTGTAGGTTCCCTTGGGGCTGGATTTGTCCGTTCCAAAGGAGCTCTTGCCAGAAGAACTAATTATGCTATTCATTTACATACGGGATTTTATAGATGTTCAATAAAAACTTGTCATTCACTTACTACTGAAC